TTGTTGCAATAAGTAACTCTAAGCTGAAAATTAAACACAGAACCTACGTTCTCATAGCTGAACAAAATCGCATCTCGAACGATGCTCGTTAAGATTCGGCACGTTCGTTTTATGCAATTCCAAAACAGGCAGGAAAGCAAAGGTTAAACAATGAGTTTAGAAGAAATCAAAGCAGAGATCGTTGACCTGCAAGACGAGATGCAGGCTATTATTTCAATGGTAGAAGAAGAAGACCGCCAACTGGACGAAAAAGAAGCAGAAAAAGTAGACGAGATTCTCGAAACTATCGAGGGTGAGCTACGTCCTGCCGAAGCCCGTTATCAGAAGATTGAAGACGAAAAGAAACGTATTGCCGCAGCACGTGTTCCACAGGAAGCAACTCCTGTTAAGATGCCTGCCGTCGCTAAACGCAACTTGAATCTCAAAGCCTTTACTGGTGAAGGCGCTGACGAGAGAGCGTTCCGAGCTGGGCAATGGCTCAAGGCTGTTCACTTCAACGACGCAAACGCTAAGCAATACTGTGCTGATTACGGCATCCTTGCAACAGCTACCGAAGGAACTGACTCAGCAGGTGGTTACCTTGTACCTACCGAACTAAGTCAGGCAATCATTGACGTACAACAGCGGGCTGGTATTGCTCGCCAATTGTGCCGAGTTATCCCAATGGCATCGGACGCCTTGAACGTTCCGAAGAAGTCCGGCGGTCTAACTGTTGATTATCCTTCAGAAGCTGCTTCTATCACTGCATCCGACAACACTTGGGCGCAAGTTGCACTCGCAGCCGTCACCCGTGCAGTGCTTGCAAAGAGTTCTAACCAACTTCTAGCAGATGCTGTAATCAACGTTCTTGATGATCTAGCTGTTAGCATTGGTCAGGCCTTCGCTGTTCAAATGGACAACGAGCTAATCAACGGCGACGCCTCTTCGACTTACGGTGGAGAGACTGGAATCATTAGCGCAATGGGTGCTGCTTCGAAGGTAACAATGGGATCAGGTGACACTGGCTTTGCCAACATCGCCTTGACTGACCTTAATGACTTAGTCGGCAAACTGCCGGACAAGTATTACGGAAGCGGAAGCCCAGCGTTTGTAATGGGTCGAACTACTTGGGCATCACACGTCCAGAGCTTGATCTACGCAGCCGGAGGCAATACTGTCTCTAACCTTGAAGGTGGCGTTAGACCTCAGTTGTTTGGCTTCCCAGTCTACGTTAGCGACCAGATGCCTGCATCCGCTGCAAGCAAATGTGCTGCTATCTTTGGTAACTTTAGCGACGGCGTCCTCATTGGTGACCGTGAGCAGGTTGAACTCGCATTTAGTGACGCTGCATACTTTGCAGAATACGTTACTGCTGTGCGTGGTGTGACCCGCTACGACATTAATGTTCATGACGCTGGCGACGGTTCCAATGCTGGAGCTTTAGTTGGTCTCTTTACTGCCGCATCATAATTCGAAAGTGGGGAAGTTATGACTGTAAAACTGGCATTCAAAAACGAATGGCGAACTTACAGAAGTGGCGAATCATACGACGTGCCAAAGCCTCTTGCGGAAATCCTGATCCGCAGAGGCTTTGCGGTCGTTGATCTTCCAAAGCCAAAACGCAGAAGAAGAAAGAAGGCCTCAAATGCCTCTAACAAAGATTCGTGATTATGTTTCGGTTCAACCTACAGTAGAACCGGTAAGCATTGAGGAGGCTCGGCTTCATCTCGATCTAGACGACAATTATTACGACTCACAGCTCAAACAGCTTATTGAAGTTAGTAGAAAGCGAGTTGAGCAAGATTCTCGGCGGTCATTCGTGAACCAGACCAGAGTCTTAAAAATGGATGACTTCCCCGGTGAGGTCTACATTGAATTACCAACTGCTCCAGTCTCAAGCGTGACGCACGTAAAATATTACGACGACACAGGGAGCTTGCAGACCTTCAGCAGTTCAAAATACACAGTGGACAGTGACGGCACGCCTGCAAGGGTAGTGCTGGGGTATAGCGACTCTTGGCCTAGCTCACGAGGCTATTACAACGACGTTCATATTACATACGTGGCAGGTTACGGATCGAGTGCTTCAGACGTTAACGAGATTGCCCGTTATGCAATCCTGATGCTGATCAGTCACCTGTTTAACACTCCGAGCATCACGTCACCCACGAGCGTTAACACAGTGCCACACGGTTACGATGCTTTGATTGCTTCGTTGAAATGGGGTCAATACCCGTGAGACGAATGTCACAACGCATACGAATCGAGAAACGCAGTTCAAGCGTTGACGCTTCAGGCCAGCAAACAACGAGCTGGTCTGTTGTTCGTAGGTGTAGCGCGTACATTTGGGATAGGGGCGGCACTCAGACAAGGCAGGGAGACCAAGAGGTCGGAATCCTAGACACTGTCGTAATCATCCACTACCCGAGAGAAGACGAGTTTCCAAACGCAAAGATGAGAGTTGTTTACGACTACTTTGATCGGGAACGAACGTTAAACATTATCAGCGCACAGGTTAAAGACTCTCGATCTAAAGAGCTTTGGTTGATTTGTAAGGACGAAGATTAATGGCAGCATTTAAACATCATCTCGGTAGCTCGACCAGTTTTGGCGGCGACGCTAACCCTAACGCAATGACTGGGCTGCCAGAGCTAGACGCAACGCTCAATAAGTTTCCGATCCGCTTGCGTAAGATAATGGCACGCAAAGGAATGAAAGCCGCAGCCGAACCAGTCTTGAGTTTAGCTCAGTCGTTGGTTCCAGTGGACTCGGGGAAGCTCCGAGACAAAATGCGGATATATTCGGCACGGCTAGGAAAGAAACAGAGACGGGTTGCAGTTGGTGCTTCGGTGAGTTGGCCGAAGAGTAAAAATTCGCCCGGCAAGTACGCAGCCGCTGTAGAGCTTGGAACAAAGAACCAACCAGCTCAACCTTTTTTACGGCCAGCAATTAAGGCTGCTGCTCCAATGGTCAAACAAATATTTAAGCGGGAAATGGCTCGGCTAGTTACGGAGACGGCGATCAAAGTCAGGCCGAAGAATGTGACATGAGTGATATAGGCGTAGGAGTTCGAACATACTTAGTTAGCAAGTCGTCAGTAACTGACCTTGTTTCTACCCGAGTATTTCCGTCGGTATTACCGCAGGCCGCTACGTTACCCGCTGTGGTTTACACGGTTGTCACGGGCGTACCTAACGACGACGTTCTCGGCTCAAGTGGGAGCGTTACAGCAGGCATACAGCTAGACGTCTACTCGGACAGCCACATTACAAGCAACAACATCGGGGAGCAAATCAGATTAGTGATGCAGGGCTATAGCGGCACAATGGGGAGCGAGACTGTTGGAGCAGTTCGCTTAACTAACCGTTATGAGATGTACGAGAAGCCGGTTGACGGTTCCGACCTCGGACGGCATCGGGTTTTACTTAGCTTCGACATTACTTACGTGAACGAGATACCAACTTACTAACGATTTTTTTTCTTAGGCAGGAGAAGGATTGCATGAAAAATGGCACTCAACAATTACGCTTCACAGGGAGCCTCGGTAGCTTTCGGCACGTCCGGCCTAACGGGAAAAATTACGTCAATCGGATCGGTTGAACAGACAAGAGACGCTCTCGATATTACTGATCTGTCAATATCGGCTGGCGAACCTCGCCGGTTTATACCGGCAGACATTTACGACCCCGGCACGTTTGACGTCGAGTTTCTTTACAGCGCTGCGCAGGCTCTGCCTAATATCGCAGCCGTTGCGGAAACGATAACGATCACTTGGCCGAAGGCGACGACTTCTGGCTCTGCTGCAACATTTGCAGGGACTGGGTTTATTGCATCACGAGGAACAGCCGAAGCTGCTCCCGGAGAGCTAATGAAGATGACTGTCTCGGTTCAATGGGACGGGGAAACGGCTCCAGCTTACTCAGCTGGTAGCTAAATAATTAATAAGGGGAATTAATATGATAAGCATCGCAGAACATCCAAGCACAATCGCACAGCGCAAGCAATTCGAGGAGGCTGATCCACCGATTACCGATAGAACGCTTGCCGCTGCGGATCAAATGGCAATTTATTTCGAGGACGATCTAATCGGTTTCGCAAGTAAGGCCGAGGGAGGATGTATTAATCTGATTGTTAACTTCGACGAAGCCGACGCCGACCGAATTCGAGCAGAGGTAAGCGACTTAATGGGAGTGACTCACGACAAGCTGAGCATGATTCCAGAAGTCTCTTCTGATGATTTGGAGGCCGACGATGAAGATAGCGAGTAGAGATGCTTTAATCCAGTTGTGTCAACGACGCTACGCCGAGATTGAACTGTCGGACGTTGGCGTTGTTGTTCGCATTCAGTCGCTGAGTGAAAAAGAAAAGTCTGATTATGAGACTGTTCTGATTTCAAAGAATGGCAGAGGCATATTGAAAGACCGGTTGGCAGATGCAACCCGTCGCTTAATTGCCTTGTGCGTTGTAGACGAGAACGACAAACGTGTTTTTACTGACAATGATTTAAGCGTCATTTCAAGTATGGACGCAGCCGTTGCTTCTCGCATCTACGATGCGTGCCAAGAGCATTGCGGATTTAATCGGGGGGATATTGAAGGCGCAGTAAAAAACTCCGAAGCGGTGTCGGTTCAAGACGAAGATTCGCCTACCGATTAGCACTGGCTCTCGGTTATGTCGATGTTGACCTGATGCTGGAACAGATAACGCCGGAACAGTTCGACGAGTGGCTTGCATTCGGCTGCTACGTTGAGCCATTCGGTCACGAGATTGACTGGTTGAGAACTGGAACCGTCGCCGCAATGTTGTACGCAGCAAACGGCGGGAAGGGCAGCGGAACCAACCCAGCCACTTACATACCAAAGATGACGAAGTCGAAGAAATCGACCATTGATACGTTTAGAAAGCAAATGCAGGAGAGGTATTCATAATGACCGCAATCGCCACCCTTGCCGTTAACGTCGTATCAAATACCGGCGGTTTGACTAAAGGCCTGTCAAAGGCTCAAAGCTCAATGAACCAGACGGGATCGTCGTCGGGTAAGCTCGGCGGTATGCTCGGCAAAATGAACCCGTTAATGATTGGGATCGGAGCGGCTGCTGCCGGTGCTGCGGTCGCTGTTGCAAAGATTGGCGCTGCAATGTCTCGGTTAGACGAGATCGGCAAACGCTCAACCTCTCTAGGAATCCTGCCCCAGCAATTAATGGCTTTTAATAATGCTTCGGTTTTAGGCGGTGTCGGTGCTGACAAGATGAGCAAAGGGTTGCAAAAAATGCAGCGGGGCGTCGGTGAGGCGGCGCTTGGTGTTGGAACGTTAAAAGTAGCGCTTGACGATATGAACATTGATGTTGATAAGTTTAAGCATCTTAGCCCAGATGAACAGTTCAAAACCTTCGCAGATTCGATTGCAAAAATTAAGAATCCTGCCGAGCGTGCAGCACATGCTACGAACATCTTCGGCAAAGCTGGAGCTGACTTGATTCCAATGCTTTCAGGGGGGCGAGCTGGGATTGAGGCTATTGAAAAAGAAACCGAAAAACTGCAGGGCACGATGAGCCAAATGGACATAAAAGCCGTTGAAGACTCAAACGATGCTTGGGCGAAATTTGGAATGGCAATGGAAGGCATCTGGAACCAGTTGGCGGTTGCGGTAGCTCCAGCACTGGAGGCCGTTGGTAATTTACTAGCGGGTATTGCTGGTTCAGTCGCTCGCATTGTGGATGCTTGGAACGACTACTGGAAGACCGACGCAGATCGCGCAGCGGAAGGGCAGGCTGAGCGTTTAGCGGAACACGAACGGAAAGTTGCAGCAGCCTTTGACGAACAAACTAAGGCCGCCGAAGAAGCCGCCAAAGCTCGGGAGGAATTAGAGAAGAAAGGAGTTGCCCTGGCTGAATCGCTGAAGACTCCGGTCGAAATGTACAACGACAAAATTGCAGAGTTTGATTCGTTGCTTAAAGAAGGTGCTATTACTTGGGAGACGTATAAGCGAGCTGCGAAGAAAGCGACGGACGAGCTTAAACGATCCGAGGAATTTAAGAAGCGTGAAATACAAGCAAGCGAACGGCAAGCAGTCGGGGTCTCGCTAAGAGGCTCAACCTCAAGCATCGCAGTCCAGCAAAAGCAAGTCAGGACAATGGAGAAGCTGCTGGCAGAGGAGAAGCTAGCTCGTCAGGAAGAACAACGGCAGACGGATTTGCTTCAAGGAATTTTACAAAACACTGGCTCGGCTAACGTCGTAAGTTTATAGGATTTAATCAATGTCAGTCACAAGCGTAACTGTATCTCATGAGGGGTGGACGGGGTCAGCCGACATCAGGGAAGGCCGGAAGTATCAAGTCACCTACATAGTACAGGTTAACGACCCGCAAGACGGCGCAGATTCAATTCTAAGCTCTTCTCTAATGCCGTCAGTCGGTTCGTCCTATGACGTCGGTAACGACCGTGACGACCGTGCTGCGTTGAAATCTATTGCTCTTAGCCCTCAGTCAGGCTCTCGCAATCTTTGGACGGCAGTCGCCACCTATGAAAAGATTAAGCCGGAAGAAGGAGACGACGGCTCTCCGACAGAGGGAACCAACGCTGAAACAGGTGAGCCAGAACCAGACCCGACGTTGTGGGGCGCAATGCTTCAATTTTCGACTGTCAGAGTTTCACGGGCTGCCGAATGGGGCGCTTATTTCGGCCAACGACGTTTCACGAAAGAACAGAATCAGGCGGCTTTCGTTCCCCTAGTCAGAAGATCAATGCACTTTGCAAAAGGGATACCGATTATTCAAAACTTCGCGCGGGGTGACGCTCAAGGCAGGATTATCAACGGCGTAGCTATTACAAATTCAGTATTTCACCCTTACGACCCGGCTCCGGAAGTTGACTATAGCCGCATAAGCATAAGGTTTAATTTTAATACTGACCACTTCCCGACGAAGTATCTCAAATTTGTAAACAGTATTAATAGAAACGCTTTTACGATCGACCACTCAGTGACGGTCAAAGATGAAGACGATAATGATAAGGATTTAATCACGAAGTTTTTTGTGCCCCAATATTGCATGAAAATACTCGGCTGTAATGTGCAGGCTAAAACCGTCAACGGTATCGGGTTCTTTGATGTTACCGTCGAGACCGAAGTTGATACGCTTTTCGGCTATCGAATGAATATTCTGGATCGTGGCTATTCCACAACAGCCGACGGTTATAAGGCTGACGACCCTGCCTACGAAAATGCTTTCTCGTCTACGCCGATTCTTGATGAACACGGTCAACGTTCGTCTGAGCCTGTTTTGCTTAACGGTAACGGTGAGCCATTGAACCTAGAAGAAAACGCTGCCGTTTATTTAGAGTACGGGGTTTACCCTGAAAAGGCATTTACCGCATTAAAATTCGATCAACCAAATCAAATGAAAAACGTTCAATAAGGATTAAGAGCAATGGCAACAGCAATCTGGACAGGCGGCGCGAGTGACGGTAATTATTCGACCGCAGCCAACTGGTCAACTGGCGCGGTTCCGACAACATCGGACAACGTATATTTTACAGCCGATTACAATGCTGACGTAACTGCTGGCTTGAATCAATCAGGCGTAACTATTGGAACGTTCACGGTAGACGGTTATACAGGCAAGCTCGGAAGCAAATCTGGCTATTTACAGATTGACCCCGGCGGGGCTGTAGAGATTAACGGTACAGGCTTGAGCTATTTGGATTTGGGAAACGCAAACGTCAGCGTAACGGTTACAAATACTGCTCGCTCCTCGGCGGGCAATGCAGGCCTTTATCTTCTCGATTCGAACTTAAGCACGTTGGCACTGACTGGGGGCTCAGTCGGATTTGCTCTTAATGCTGGCGAAACCTCGACGGTAGGTATTATCAAAATGACAGGCGGCACGTTGTCAGTCGGTGACGGCGGGACGCTTTCGACTGTTACGATCCTCGGGGGAACGATGAACACCAGCAGCAGCGTGGTCACTCTTAACATTTACGGCGGCTTGTTCAAGTCAGCCGGTAGTGCAGCAATGACAACGTTAAACGGTGACGGTGGTACGGTCACGCACAACTCAACGGGGACGATTACCACAGCCAACGTCAGAGGCGTGTTTCTTGATTTGAACCAGTCGCTTAATTCTAGAACAATTACGACGCTCGCTCCGAGTGCTAACGGAAGCATTGCATACGATCCGAACTTCATAACGATTAGCAATCGCTCAGCACTCACCAAACCAGTTAGGGAGTCGTGGACTGATGCCTTCTAGTTACGCATTTGATTACGAGTCTGTTCAAAAAATTAAACGAGATCATGAACAGCTAAAGAATCAGTTTCGTCAGTTGAAAGCTGACCTGGCACAGATGCGCGCGACGCAAGCACCTTCCAACAGTGCTTTTTTCAAAGTCACGACAAAGATTGAGCCGAGTGACCCGACGATTGCGTCAGGGTCTACTGCTAACCGGAATATTGCTGAGGGCAAAGCAACCCAATTAAGAATCCAAAAGATTGCATACCCAACTAGCACCTACATTTACGAACTGGTGGAAACCGAACGAACAGAGGTGGTGATATATAACTTTTCAAAGTTGGCAGTACCGGTCGGAACGATCATCAATTGCTATCGTGATTTCCAATCCGGTTTCTGGTTTGTTGAAGAACCAAATCAGACAGCGATTGCTCAAACGTCGTCAGGTGGAATACCTGCGCGAAGCGGTAGCACTGCCGGAAGTGCAAGTTGTACTGTCTGTTATTTGTCGTCCGGTAGTCTATCAAGCACAGGCAGCAGCATTACGGTTTACAACTGGAGTCAAACCGCCGTTGGTGGTTCGAAGTACATCACGATCAAACAGCTTGGTCTCACCTCCGATTGGGTTGTTGATGCGGAGGATTGTACAACGTGAATTTTAAGTATGACCCCGGAGACTGCAGTTGTTGCGATTCTACGCCGTGCTGTAATTCTAAGACGAATGATTGTGGTAGCTCTTACGATCCACAAGAGCGTTGTTGTTGTGTTTGTGCGTCGTCCCCACCTTGTGAAATTGACGTAACGATTGCCGGTATAGTTACGGAGACGGGAGGCTGTGGCGGCTTTGGTGAGAGGCGTATGCTGGCGAATTGCACGAACTGCGCGAATTATAACGGGACATATTCACTCCAGAAATACTGGACAAACGGCACTCCTGCGGACGGCGATCCTAGGGGGCATTGCGAGTGGTGGGGTTTCTTTAATTGTCAATACGATTCAACGTGGCCGAAATGTACGTCATGCTCAATCGGATTCGAGCTTGTAGACCAGATAAACATGATTCAGTTTTACATTGAATCGGACGGAAAACTTTGGTGCAGGGTTTGGACAGCGGCCAGCGCAGCCTTTAACAACCCAAACGGAGACCCTGCCGTTACGAATTGGTGTGACGCAGGATTTGGCAGCATTAAGCTCCCTGACACTGACTGGCGGCTCAACCCGTTCTTTTCGTCAGCAGCTCTTACGTACATCGGTCAAGCTGACGAGTCCGGTGATGACTACGACTGTGACTTTAACAACATTAGTCTGAGTCCCGAGCCTTCAACGCCGTGGCATAACGGGACTAACTTTTGTGACTGGACAGGTGTCACTGTTTCAGTCTCTGCGGGGTAGATAATGAACTGCGATTGGACGAAACACAATAACGGTTTTGAGTGCGTGAACTGCGGCAAAGTAAAGCCGGTTGAAACGCTGCGTCAATGTCCTGCGACGAATGGATTAGGTGAGAAGGTTGCGAAGTTGACGAAGGCCTTGAATATTCCAGAATGTGGCGGCTGTAAGAAGCGACGGGAGAAGCTAAATCGTTTAAGCGTAAAGGTGAAGCAATGGGTGAAAAACGAAAACGAAAACTAGCGGATCGGTATAGAGAGGACGGGCAGTATTCGCTGCTCAAACAGCCGACCAAAAAGGAAACAAGGTCAGAGGTCAAAACTGACAAGCTGGAAGCGCGAGCGAATCTGGCTAGGGCAAAAGCCGAGAAGCGTCGTTGGCTCGTTTATTTGTTGGGGCTTGCTCTCCTAACATACATGCTGATTAGCACGGGTGGCGGCTCTAAGGGATTAGAATTTGTGAAAGGAATCTTCAAGTGAAAAAGTGGTTTCAAAGTAAAACGATTTGGTTGAACGTCGTAACGTTCGTTGCCAGTGGTTTAGGGGCGATTAGCGGCAGCGAGTGGATACAAGACAACCCTGAAGGGGCTGCGATAGTCGGCGGCTTGATTGCGACGTGCAATATTGTGCTGAGGTTCGTCACCAAGAAACCGATAGGCACGGAGTGAACTGTCAACGGATACGTAGATAATTAAAAGGTGTGTTGGCTACACCTGCCTTGCCACACAGGGGGATCAATTGTACTCCGAGCAGTTGATTCCCCTCTTTTCTTTTTGGTGCGAGTGATGAGTGACGAAATTCTAAAAGCAGTTAACGACCTTCGAGAGAAGGTAACTGAAATAGACATAAAGCTGGAATCGATGAACAGCGAGCTTAGGCCGTTCGTTCATTTGGTCAGAGGCAACGGGCGACCCGGCTTAGAAGCAAGGCTTTACCACCAAGAGCAGAAGGTGGATTCGTTAGAGAATCATGCGAGTTGGTCAATGCGATTCGGGGTCTCTGCTCTCATCAGCGCACTTGGCACAATTCTTTGGACACTCGTCAACAAGTAGCTCGACGTCGTCAGCATCTGCCTGAATAGAACTAACGTAAGCAGCAGCCGTCTCAGCTTCCTGAAACCTACGCTCCAGACGCTTGTTTTCAATCGTTGCTATTACTTTGAATACCATAAACATCCTTTCGCTATTATTATTATTATTATTATTAGATGCATAAAGGCTGCATTACTAGGCGCTTTTTTCCGACAAAAAAGGGAGCCTGTAGCATTAGTGCTACAAACTCCCTTGTTTAACGGGTCTCATTGACACGGTTGGTCATTTATGAAATTGAAAAAGAGATATTTACCTCTTCTAATAAATCACGAGAAAGCGAGACGTTACGCTTCGAATATCGCTGAGTCATTTCAAGGCTCTTGTGCCCAAGCATCGCACTCACAGCTTCAATAGCTAAGCCTTCGCTGCCGTTGCCCTTGAAGTGGTCGCTGAGCTTGGCAAGCATCGTCTCTGCAAAAAAGTGGCGGGTCTGGTAGGGCGTCCAAGGCTCGATTCCTTCTCGAACGCAGATACGTTTGACAGCCTGATACATTCGCCGAGAGTCCAGCCGGTTAGTAACGTTGTTGGGTTTCATCCTAAAGGTCTCAGCAGGCTCTTCACCGATCCGTTTGGCCATTGAATACGCCCAAGACTCAGCCCCTGTAAATATGTATTCCGCATCAGGGTCGAGCCGTCGTAACTGGTATTCTTTAAGGAGCTGCTGGACTGGCAGCGAGATGTAGATACAGCGGTCGTGATTAAGCCGCTTCATTTTGTGATGCTCTGGTCGGTATTCCCAAACAGGCTTAGCCGTGTCAATATCTTCCCACCTCATGTCAAGAACCTCTTGAGGCCTTGCACCCGTACCGAGAGACACCAGAAGAGCCGTCTGAAGCGTCTCGCTCAAATGTGGCATCGTCAACCGAACCTGCTCCCAACTAACGGCCTCGCGCTGCTTAGGAGGCTTTGCGGTCGGATACTGATCAAGATTTATTTGCGGGAGTGACATTTCCTTAATCGCAATGTCCGGCTGGCAGAATCCTCTAGATATGCACCACTTAATAAAAACGTGTAAATGGCTCCAGTAATCTTTAACGGAGCTGATTGCGTACCCGTGAGAAGTCAGACGCTCACGAATGTTGGATAAATCCTGTACGGTTACCTGCTCAAATGTAAGATCGTTGTAAGGCCGCAGCATTCTCTTCAGTTTATTAAGCTTACCGTTGTCGTTTCTGATCCTAGATACAGAGCGACTTTCCCGACTGGCGAAAAATCGAGTGTACTTCTCAAGCAATTCAGCTATTGAGTGCGTGCCACCAGCAGCAGCCAAATCAACCTCATATTTGAACGCCTCGTAGCTTGCGAGCAGTTCGCTCGACGGCTTTGCGGGATCGTGCCAAGTCCCGGCAAGGTAACGCTGTTTACCGTCTATTCTTACGTAGCCAATTTTGCGACCTTTATGACGACACAGTTTAGGGTATTTTGTACTCATAGAACCTCCGAGAATAGTGTACTGATCTTGCCGTAAAAAGTGTACAGTACACTTCTGGCGCTGACAGTTTGTTAAAATGCCCTAGACGTTTAACGAAAACTCATAGTGAATTTGTTTATGTGGACTAGAGCGGTCATAGTTTGTATTCGTCCTGAATACACGCAAATCTTAAAGAAACATCGGGAAAAACGCAATAACTAATCCTGTCTGAATATAACTCGCTATAGGCCAGAATGGCTCAGAATAGCCCAAAAGTGTACTAAGAGTGTACAGGATTTATCGAAATAGTGTACTCGATTACAGCTCTGTAGATTTCGCACGCCAAGCCTTTTCGCAGGCCTCTAGATATGCGGCCAGTAGCTCCAGCCCAGAGTCACCTGATCTGTGATTCATTACCTCGATTGACTCAATGTCAAATGCGTCGAGCTTATCACTCAGCGCTAGAAAGCGCGCACGGATCGTATCTATTTCAGACGCTAACGCCTGAAACGATTTGGTTGACATCGCACGAGGTGGATGTTTCTTACCTGCCAAAGTTATGTACCCAATATGATTCCGGAGGGTAGAGGGACAAATAGCCTCTTATGGAATCATATAAAGCTAAATAGATATGTAAACCCGCATTGTAAAAGTTTACCAGTTTCTTCTTAATTTTGCGAAATTTTGTTTGACGCTAAAGCGCCCGCCGCCACAATGGAAAACCGTAATCAAAGATAATCGATAATAATCGAAGATAATAGAAACGGGGCGGCAGATGATCGACGCATTTTCTCAAGACAAGCTAACTCTCTCGGAGGTAGCAGACCACTTCCAGCTTAGCGAGCAAACTATTGCGAACTGGCAAAAGCGTGGTCTCTCTACGATCAAAATCGGTCGGACTGTGTACACCACTAAAAGCGAAATAAACAAATTTCTAAATCTAAGCGTGCAGAAACCGAGACGGGGTAGACCTCTACACGCATGAACATCAAGCAAGGAAGGCAGGTGAATGATGATTCAAAAACAAATTGATTTTAGTGCTAGGGCTTTTTATCGAAAGAGCGACCCAGAGACGAGCCGAGAGGCAGCGTTTGCGTGCGTAGCTTCTGGCACTTTCGGACGGACTGAAAGGCTCGCACTGCGTTACGTCGCAGCGAACCCTGGCAGAACAGCCAAAGAGCTTGAAGTAATTGCTGGGGTTGAAGCTGGCACGATCCGGAAACGGCTTGCTGGTCTCAAGCGGAAAGGCAAACTCATTAACGGCGACTCTCGAAAATGCAACGTTTCAGGAAGAAGCGCACGCACTTGGAAAGTCGTCATTACGCCGGTTGCTTAATGGATTAGGCAATCGGCATTTTACTGGAAAGGATTTCGGTAATGGCAAACAACTATATTTCTCAGCAAGAGCAGGAAAGAATCCTCGAATTGCAGAAGCAAGGACGCAGTTACAGAGAGATTGGCAAAGAATTAGGTCGTGACGCATCAAGCGTCTTCAGGATCGTTAGTGGGGAACGTGGCACTTTCTGGAAGAGCCACAAAACAGCAACGTGGCGATGCAAGGGCTGCGGGTCATTGATCCGTGACGTCAAATGCAGAGCCTGTTCTTTAAGAGCCTCCGAAACGCCTCGGGAGAGAAACGAGTACAGCGTTAAAAACTGGTTCGACCAGATACGCACAGCTCGTCAGCACCGCAAAGCGACCGTATTGGAGGTGATCAATGAACAACGCAAATCTAAAGCTCTGGAAAGTGGTCAGCACGACCGACCCAGCGAACACCACGAGAGTTAACCACAGAGGAGGCTTTACCGCTATCTGCGCACAGAGCCAAGTCAAAGCCGCAACCGAGCAATTCGGCGTTTACGGCATCGGGTGGGGCATTACGTTTGACAGTGACGAGTACATACGTGACGGATCGGGCAATATTCTCGAATACGTTTACAAGGGAACTCTCTGGTTCCTACTCGACGGAGAGCGTGGCGTTTTGCCGTGCCAGTCGAGCATCAAATATAAGGCCGGTGATGACGTCCAAATAAAAGCCGAGACGCACGCACGCAGCAAAGCACTTAGTAAGCTCGGTTTCAACGCAGACGTTTACGAAGGCCGGTTTGACGACAACAAATTTGTCACCAAACGCCTTTACAAAACGACGAGCAATAACGGAACGAGTAACGGCAAATCCAACGGCGTTGCTAAGCGGTATGACCACGATAAAGCGGTCTCTACAAGTCGGGCGCTCAGAGACTTACGATCTGCTTGTTTGGCTGCTGGCGTAACGACTGAGCAAAAGCGTGAGTTTATAGCTCAATGGGTCACGAAGTACAGCGTTGACAGTTTTGAGCGTCTAAGTGTTACACAGATTGAACAGTGCATTAACGAGATTAAACAACTGAAGGAAAGTGGGGCAGCAAGATGATCCAAATAAGAGAAGAGTGGCTTGAAATGGAAAGCAACGAACGAGTGATTTTTTCACCTGGCGAATACCGGTTCAAGGTTACGGGCGCAGAGCCGCAAACAAGCAAAGCCGGTAATCAAATGATTGTGCTTCAGTTGCTCGTGAAAGACGACAAAACAACAACGACAGTATTTGACCATTTAGTAGGAAAAAACACTTGTTTTTGGAAAGTCGAAAACTTTTGCAAGAGCGTTGGCATCTCATCGGTGCTAGTTCCCGACGGAAAGCTTGACTCTGCCGATTGCGTAGATCGGACAGGGACAGTCCTTCTAACTATTGAACCGGCGCAAGACGGCTATCCAGAGAAGAACGTAGTTGAGAATTACGCAATTCCACCCTTTAGCGCCAAAGAGCCAGATGACATTCCCTTTTAACCAGATGTACCAAGCAATATTTCTTATCAACGGGCAGGAATACACGACAAAGATCGACCGAGACTCTGACGAGCAGGCCACGAAGGAGTTTATGCGCCTGTGGGGCTTGAGGAGACCGGCATACGGTCACTGCTGCGGTTGGTTGATGAAGGATTGGAAGAACTGCTTGAAGCATGTGGACGCAATCAGCGGCACTTGAAACTATCACGAGGCCAGAAGTTTGGCCTCATCTTATTACCACTATTAACAGTGCCGACGGAGCAGGCAGGGTTGATCGGAATACCCCTAGCAATCGGTATCTATTTGAGGGAGCGAATTAATGGCTGGCGACTGGATCAAAATGCAGATCGGTCTCGACTCAAGTCCGGAGGTAATCCGCATGAGTGACATGCTCGAAATCTCTGAAGAGCAGGTTGTCGGTTGCCTTTTCAAGCTCTGGTGCTGGGCTGATCAACACACCGAAAACGGTAACGCTCACGGCGTTACATATAAATGGATCGACCGTTACATATCTGTTACAGGTTTTGCGCAATCACTGCAAGTAGTCGGTTGGCTGTCTAACGCTGATGAGGGGGTGCTAATACCCAACTTTGACCGCCACAACGGAAAGACCGCAAAACATAGGGCGAAAACAAATCGGCGTGTTTCTGAGTACCGAAAACGTAACGGTGAGAGCGTTACAGATCGCGCACAAAAAGCGTTACCAGAGAAGAGAAGAGAAGAGAAGATAAATAAAAATACTAAAAAGCGATATACATCGCTTTTTGATTCTTTCTGGTCTCTTTGGCCTGCTCAAAGAAAACAGGGTAAGGCGGCAGCGTTCAAGGCGTGGCAAAAGGCGATTAAGCGGGAGACGCCCGACAACATCATCACAGCCGCTACCAACTTTGCTAAGTCCCCAAAGGCTCACGGGGAGTTTTGTCCGCAGCCGTCTACGTGGCTGAACCAAGAGCGTTGGTTAGATCATCCCGACTCGTGGAATGACGGCACTGTGATCGTAAAGCCCAAAGAAAAGTCACCAGAGCAGAGCAAGCGTGAAAAGTACGTTTTGGCTTTACACGTCCAACTAGTGGAAATGATTAAGAACGGGCAGGGAACAAGTGAAAAAGCAGAACTAATGAAAAAGGAAATAGCGAAATATGAGAGCTAGATACACTGATCGAACCAAAGGCCGAAGAGTCAGGGTATTCACAAACGACGTTAAAGCGTTGTGCAAGATTGACACAGAACTCACCAACGAAGGCTTCAAGCAAGTCGGATTACTACGGTTCTGGATTGCCGTTGTTTTCCCGGTGAAGAAAGAAAAGCCAAATGGCAGTTAGTGAGTACGAAACATACGGAGTAGCCAAGATTAAATCAAAGCATCAGAGCAAGTCTCACGTTGGAGTAGCAGACCGCAACAAGGTTGCTCTCAAAGCGTGCTTTACCTGTGGAGCCAAAGCTAAGCAGGGTTGGAGTCACTTAGGGATATTTGTGATGTGTACGGAGTTGGGTTGCCTGACGCAGTTTCATTCACAAAGAAAACTGAGCGCGGTTGAGCTTGCTGCTAAATGGAATTCAGTAGATAGGGAGCCGCCGAAGTGAATACTGCTGGTCGTTGCGATTGGTGCAAAAAGTGGGCATCAGATCACAGGCGTTTAGTCCGTGATCGAAGTTACAACGGCTGGTTTTGCCAAACGTGCTTTTACGCCTATATCACTAACGACAAACAGTTTAGTGATGCGGATAACGGCCTAGTCAGTTGCATGAACCTAGATTGCAAAGTCTTTCTTGCAACGAGCGCCGTACAGTGTTGGAAATGTGGGGAGAAACAATGATAGCAATTTTGCCCAGAAGAAGAACGATAGCAGATTACTACGAGCTTGCAGAGAGTCGTGGTTATACGTGGCTAGGTAAAACACTGCCTGAAAATACGCGCTTTTGTAAAACCAAATGGAAGTGCAGTTGTGGTCACGTTTGGTTTACGACGTTTGCCACGATCCGAGACGGCTCAAGTTGCCCTAAGTGTTCGGTTCGAAGAATGGCCGACAGAAAACGGAAGCACCGAGACGATTATCTTCGGCTTGGGGAAGCTAAGGGTTACAAGCTAGTTGGGGTATGCCCAGACAGGACTGAAATTGCCGCTACTTGGATTTGCCCAAACGGTCACAAGACGTTTAAGTCGTACGACTCGTTAAGACGAGGCAAAAATTGCCAACAATGCAACCTTGAAAACAGGTCTCTGAAGCTCAGTGATTATCAAGCTATTGAGCAGAAAAACGGTTTGGTCTTCAAAGAGCGAAAAGTCCCCAAGAATGTCTTCACAGTTGGTACTTGGGCTTGCCCCAATGGTTGCACTCTCCGAAAGGCTTACCGTCACGTAAGGAATTACGCTGGGTGTCCTAATTGCCCGCCGTATCGCAACGGCAAGCTCGTCAGTAAAGCACAGATTGCGATTGCTGAAATGTTAAACGGAGAGCTTAACTACGTCATTGCATCGCATCGGGTAGACATTGCGTTAGTCGAGGAGCGAATAGCGATTGAATACGACGGCTGGCACTGGCACGCCCACCGATCCGCTGAAGACAGAACCCGGAACAGAAACATTAAGCAAGCCGGTTGGAAGTTGCTGGTAATCAAGAGCAACAGTCGGACTCCGACCTTAAATCAGCTTGAGTTTCATCTGACCAAGTTAAGGGCTGGGGAATCAAAACGAGTGATGAGGTTAAGTGATTGGGGCGTAGGCAACACGATAGCCGACAGACGAACGGAGCCAAAAGATGAACGCTAGAAGCGGTAACTGCATACGTATGAGCGCCTTAACGCAGGAGAAGGTCTACCAGCAATTTGTCTGGGTTGAAAACGGCAAGATAATCGTTGCCACAGAAACCGGTGAATTTTGTTTGACGGCAGCAGAGAGCAAAGACCTCTGTTATCAATTCAGGGAGGCGTCAAGTGCTGAAAGTCGGTGAGTTATTTGCGGGCATCGGTGGTTTTGGATTGGGTCTGGAACGTACTGGTGGTTTTGAGGTCTCTTGGCAGGTCGAGAATGACAGCTTTGCGTTGAAGGTATTGAAAAAGCATTGGCCGGAGGTTCGGCGGCACGATGATGTTTGCACGTTTCCACCGACCGCCGTTGAACAGTGGAAAGTTGACTTAATTTGTGCGGGCTTCCCCTGTCAAGACATTAGCGCAGCCGGTAAGGGCGCAGGCTTAAAAGGTGAGAGAAGTGGTTTATTTTACGAAGTTGTGCGAATTACAGAGAGACTCCAGCCAAGGTATTTATTACTGGAGAACGTCGCAGCGTTGCTTGTTCGGGGGTTGGATGAAGTTCTCGGATCATTGGCCGAGATCGGGTATGACGCAGAATGGCATTGCATACCAGCGGCAGCCGTTGGTGCGCCTCACCGACGTGACAGGGTGTTTATTGTGGCCCACTGCGACAGCGATGACGGGTGGAACGGGAGTAGCTCCGAGTCATCGCAACGGAACACACGGTTGGAACTTGGGGGCTGCAGCGAACGACAGTTTGAGCAAAACACCAATACGAAGGTGGCCGACTCCCACGGCGTCGGACGGGAAAGGTTCACCGAAAAACCGGTTTCTAGGTTCCAAGGCTTATCGGGGAAACTTACGCGAAGCCGTGAGAACCTCAGGAAATTCTGGGCAGTTGAACCCGACGTGGGTCGAGTGGCTGATGGGGTTCCCAGAAGGTTGGACAGACTTAAATGCTTAGGTAATGCAGTAGTACCACAAGTTGCGCAATTTCTTGGTGAAAGAATTCTCGAATGGGAAAAAAGTAATGGGAAGAATGCAACGCACTAAAGGGGCTGGCGCAGAGCGAGAGCTTGCCAAACGTCTTGCAAAGGTCTTGAGCCTGCCAGAGGGCAGCGTCTACCGGAGTCGGCAGTATTGCGGCAGCGACGGAGACCACGGCGACGTGCTTGGAGCTGACGGCGTGCTGGACGGGTTGCACGTTGAATGCAAACGTCAGGAGTCAGGAACAACGACCCTGTACAAGTGGCTTGATCAGGCAATTGACGACGCCAAAAAGGAAGACGTGCCGGTCGTTATGCACCGCATGAACTTACGGCAGTGGATCGTAATAGTTGAGCTTGAGGAGCTGGTCAACTTATCGAGGCTAATAGTAAGAATCGTCGATGAAGCGGAAGGTGAATTAAATGAGTGACCCCGTATTTGAAACGCTCGACAGGCTCGCAGCTACGCATCAGGAGAAGCAGCACCTGGCACGCATCCTCCGAGTAATCAACGAGTATGCCGTCGGTGACATTGATCCGAAGCATTTAGGCTCTTTCGTTAAGGCCGTCGTCCGCAATGACTTGCGAGCTGCGACGCTTGCAGCCGATCCGACGAACCTTAGATTCCTTAAGGATATCGTTAGGTTTGCGGCTAACCACATACCAGCGAGCAGGGGGCGTGATTATGTTGTTTGAAACCGAAGCCGACCGAGATCACGAGCAAGCAATTGCTGACCGAATGAAGGTCTGGCTCGATGAGCATAAGAACCGCAAACGAACCTTTAACAAGCTGGCAGGAAATCAGCCGGTTGACTTTGCCATTTGCGCAGGCCATTCAATTACGGGTTATCTGGAGTGTAAGTCGAGGACGTTTAACTCTGACCGGTTTAATAACGTGATGATTGACCAGAGCAAGCTGATCGATTTGCTCAATTATGCTTCGTGGACTCCTGTACCAGTCTGGTTAGCTGTGAGCTACACGGACGACAAGCTCTTTCTCACCCCGATAAATCCCGAGATAAAAAACGACATTCTCGAAACGCGCTGGCTTCAACGTAAGCATAGACGCTGGGTATTTGATAATAAGCCTATAGTGCTTCTTAACCGGTCGAACTTTATCTCGATACCTTAAAAGAGCGTTAAAACTTTCTTTATTTATCTCGAATTAATTATACATTGGGCGTATATATACCGATTGACATAAGATACACAGCGTGTATAATTCAATCATACAAAACAACGACACCCAAACATCGGAGAAATGAAAATGAGTACTACGAACAGAACATATTACCGCGCGGACAGTGTCCGCAAAGAAAACGCAGGTTCTAACGAATTTGCACCTATCGGCAAATTTTGCCCGAAGGTTGACGAAGCTGAAATAACCGCAATTGAATCCGACTACCCTGAGACGATTGGTGAGTGGTATTGCCAAGTTGCCTACGGTAGCACGGTCGGATTGTATGATTCGGCGGTTGAGGCACTGCAAGCTGGTCACGAAAAGATGATTCATAACGGGTGGACTCAGGATCGTGACAAAGCGATTACGCAGGCGATTAGCCTTGCGACAGAACGTGCTTCAAAAGGAAAGGGTGCTAACAAATAAACAGCGCGAAACAAAGGAAACAACGGCATCTAAACTCGGAGAAACAAAATGACTATGCAACATCAATTTGAGTTGATCTACCACCTCAAAGGCGAAAGCCAAAAAACGGTAAGAAAAACATTCGCAACCGAAGAACTTTTAGACGACTACATGATCGAGCTAGACGATGATTTGGGACTTAAAAACCTCGTGGTTCGTTACGTAAATCATCATTTGAATTTAGAGGTTTACTTTGACAGACAGACATATAAAAGTAGTTAACCAGCCCCCCGCCAAGCGGCACAACTATCGGAGAATTAGAAATGACCAAAAACCAGATTGTCAAACGGATAATTAAGGCACGCAAAACAAAAGGCTGGACAACTGTTGCCTCTGCTCAGAAGGCAAGCGTCAGCCAACCCACTTGGTGGCGGGTGGAAAACGGCAAGGTTGACCCGACTTGGGAGCTGTTGTTTCAAATGTGTAAGGCCGTAGGTATAAAGGCGGTGGTAACTTTGCAGGAGTGACGCATTGCCTAAAGACAACCCAGAACATTACAAGAATCGAGGCGCTGTTGAGTGCTTCGATTCTTTCGTTGATTGGGCAGGGATAGACGCAGGCATACACGCCTGTATGTTCAACGTCCACAAGTATCTCTACCGGCACGACCTCAAGGCCGACAGCGTCGAAGACATCGAGCTTAATCTACAAAAGCTCAACTGGTATCGAGAGAAGCTCCTAGACCTCCAAAGACGCAAAGCATCAGGCTAAGCGTTGTTGCAACCGAACCCGCGATTTGAAGAATAAACGGGGTAATTACACCTCTTCACTGGAGCATTCAAATGGCAAGCGGTACAACCGACCGAGGAAAGTATCAACTCCTCAAATATTCCTTCGACGCTACGACAGTACCGTCAACTTACTACCTGGCACTGTTCACATCGGCAACCAGTCCGACCAAGGCCACGAACACTATGAGCCAGCTCACCGAGATAGGTGCAGGCAATGGGTACACCTCCGGAGGGTCATCATTGACCGCTGATACCGATTTCACGGTAAGTGAAGAAGACTCGACAATCGGCGCGAAGGTCGTCGTCTCCAATGTCACTTGGACGGCTTCAGGTGGTAACATTCCAGCCTCTGGCGACGGTGCAAGGTGGGCTGCATTAATGGACGGTAACACCAGCTCTGCCAATATCATTGCGTACTTTGATCTCTCGTCTGACCGAACTGTTTCAGACACTCAGACCCTGACGATCCAAGCCTGTGAAATTGATCTCAACGAGCCTAGCTAAGTCATTTAGTTGATATTGCCGCACTAAAAACAGCGGCGGCAAATACTGCCGCCGTTTTTTTATGTGATTTAGAAACAGGGATTTCAATGGCTCAATTCGCTAGACCTGACGCAGACGTATCGACGGGAAACTGGTCACCAAACTCTGGTTCGACGTTATACGGAGTAATTGATGAAACGTCTGCAACTGATGCAGACTACATCAGCGTTACCGATGACTATTTTGGCACAGATCAATCTTGCCAAGTAGAGCTAAGCTCTGTAACTGATCCGGGCGCAACGACGGCTCACACTGTACTCGTGCGAGCCTATACAGATTCGTACTCGGGGAGCGTAACTCTGAGCGTAGCGCTCGGAACTAGTTCTGGAACAATTAAGACCGCAAGCTTCACACCGACGACAAGCTTTGCAAACTACACGATGACCTTGAGTACTAGCGAAGCGGCAGGAATTAGTGCATCTGATTACGCCGATCTAAGGCTTCAGATTTCCGCTGAGGACTCAATGACAATGGGATCGGAGACACGGGTCTCTTGGGTCTATTTCACGTGCCCAGATGCCCCGGTTAGCGTGACCCCACCCGCTGCAACTCTTGAAGCCAGCGCTAGCTTTACTGATACATCATCGCAAACCGTTACCCCTAGTGCTGCTTCGATTGCAACGGCTGCGTCACTATCAACGGTTCGTCTTGGTGTCTTAAAAACCATTGGTACGACTTCGACGGTTG